AGGATGTTGCCTTTGTATTTAGCAGTCATGTCTGATTCTGTCTTTTCTATTTCCTTTATTCTATTCTCTAAACTGATTTTTTCTAATCTTAATTTGCCAAAGTTAAAAGCCATTGTGTTGACTTCGTTTCTTATTTGAGATACTTCTTTAATTATATTGTCTTCAATTTTAATTTCTTTTGTCATTTTATTTATTTTTATTAGGTGATTTTAGTTTTTCGATGCTTCTTCCCCCAAAATAGGAGCCCACGATTGTAATTAACAGAATAGATAAAAGGTCAGTCCATTTCTCTTCGACATGGAAGTTGATTGCACCAGCATCAATGAAGATTAATAACATTGTACATACGAGACAAAATATTAGGGTAATAGGTCTCACGCTTCTTGTCAACCAATTTCCATGCTCTAAGTCTGCCTTCCACCTTTCTGTTACATTTTTCTGTAGATCGTTTTCAGAGTCTAATATCATTTTCTTTAGTTCGTTTTTCAACTTCATTTTCTCTTCCTTAGTTGTAACGACATTATCTATGATGCTACCTGCATCACCAACAAGTTTATTTAGAACTCCTTTTAACATATTTCTTTTTATTTTTTTTAGGTATATTATAATCTCCTGTACCCATTTTTTTTATTCTTTTCTTTTCTTCTTCAGATATTCTTATCTTGTCCTTTATTATTTCTATGGTTTGTAATATCTGTTTCTTACTTCCAGGCATGTAAAGTTCGTAATTTAGGTTGTTTTTAGCAAGATATTGTTTAAAAAGTTTCCATTTTAGGTTAAAAACATCAGATTTAAGTCCCTTTACCTCTATTATCCATCCATCTTTTAAATTAGTAAAATCAGGTACATAAGTAACTGAACGAATAGATTTAAATGCCTGATCGTAAACTAATTTACCCTTCTTTTTTCTTTTCTCCATAGACACCCCATCATAGATAAATTTATCCATGAGGACGAACTTTTCTTTTTCATAATCAAACTTTATACCTGCTTTTCTTAGCTCTATAGATGTAAAAGCCTCTAGCCTTGACCTGTAGTTAACACCATCAACACTAGTGGCTATTACATTTTTTATCCTACCTTTCCTTTTCATTATGGTTTACTTTACTTTTTTCATGTTTTTAAACTCAGTTGAGTTGTTATAGTAACCTGTTGAGCTGTTAAAATCATAAAACCAAACCATGTGTCCATCCTTGTATTCCATTCTTTCGTCTGGGTGAACACAGTATATATCCCACCCATCCATGCTTTTAACATACATAGCTGGAAACATTTCACCTACATCACCCTCTTGCATATACAACCTAAATCCATAATCATTAAATTCTATAAAGAAAGGTTCTTCATCCATAAGTATACCATCATCCTCGTATCCTTGGTCATCCCATTTGAATACCCAAGTTTCATCAGATGTGTATACTCCTGACTTGATCTGTGCAAAGCCTTGAAGCGACAAGGCCAATAGCATTAAAAAAATTGTGTTTTTCATATTAAATTAAATTTAGTTAAACAAAATCTGGTGTATTTACTCACCATTGTACATCCACTAGGACTTGAACCTAGAACCTACAACTTAGAAGGTTGTTGCTCTATCCAGTTGAGCTATGGATGCATTTAATAGACATCATTACTCATTCCTGCTTCATTTCTCCAAACAATGTCTGTTATTATTATCTCTACTTTTGTAGAGGATTTTATCTTATTTGCTATACAAGTTTTTAAATAACCATTATTATTTAATTCTTCTACAGTATCTCCAACACTACAAGTAACAAATGTACCATTCTTAAATTCTTTTGCTGGCTTCTCAACTCCTTTTACCATTCTTATGTTTCTCCACTTGTAGCCAACCTCTAAATGCCATATCTGTTTTTTCATTTTTTCTTTACTTTACCTATGTAACACAAATCTATTGTCTTAACTTTAGTTATTAAATCTTTAGCACCTTTTCTTGATCCTAGTTCATACACACCCCATCCTTTTCTTTTGTCTATACATTTTTTGTGCACAAAATCTTGTAAGTCTTCTTTCTTTACCTCTATCCAATAACTCCATGTCTCAAAAGCAAAGCCATCTGCATCACCATATAACCACCCCTTTTTACCCTGTACATTTTTAAACTCTACAAAATGTATATTCTCATCATTCTTTTTTATAGCCTTAACATCTATTTTTTTCCCACCTATCTTTACATCCCAGTGTTCTCTCATATCCTCTTCCTCTGTTGGCCACTCTACAATTCTACTATTGTAAATACTTGCGTATTCTTTCTCTGCTCTTTTACCTCTAGCCATGTCTATGGCTTTTTTTTCTTTAGTTTTGTATTTCATAGAACTTAGTTAACTCTCTTTGAAATCTTAACCCTAGTACACCTGTACCAACATTTCTACCTTTTGCAAATATAATTTCTGCTAATCCTTCTGTGCTCTGTCCATCTTCATCCTCTTTTATTCCATAATACTCAGGTCTATAAACAAGGACAACCATATCTGCAGCTTGTTCTATTTCTCCTGATTCTCTTAAATCTGCAATAGTTGGTCTACTTTCTGCTCTTTGTCCAACACCTCTATTAAGCTGGGACAGTGCAATGATAGTTATGTTTAGCTCTTTTGCTATGTTTTTTAGAGATCTTGCTACTTCTGACACCTCTTGCTCTCTACTTCTGCCCTTTTTATCATTAGTAACTAATTGTAGATAATCTACCATAAACAATTTTACTTTTTTTGTTATTACATACTGCCTTATTCTATTCAAAAGGTATTTTAATGAAGAAGAAGAACATTCATCCACATACAATGGTATTCCTTCTATTCTACCTACACTCTCATGTATCTTTATAAGTTCGTTTTGATCTAAAGTTCCTTTTAGTATCCACTTATTATCTATTCCAGTATCTGACGATATTAATCTACTAAGTAGCTGTTTAGAGCTCATTTCATAAGAGAACAGACAGGTGGGGCTCTCGCCTATAAAGGCAGAGTTAAAAGCGAAAGCCAAGGCTAGTGATGTCTTACCCATAGATGATGCACCACCAATAATAACCAAATCTGTTTCTTGCCATCCACCTGTGAACTTGTCTACAGAATTAAATCCTGTTGTTATACCATTTAAACCCTCATTATTCATTTTATATTCTATATCCTTCAATAACCCACCAAGTTGTTCTGATACATCTACTATTTCATCTTTAGATACATTACCTATTTTACCAACCTGTTCTTCTACATACTCTATTATATCAAATAAGTCATCATCTCTTTCTAACATTGTAGAAATCTGTCTATTTAAACTAAGTAGTTGTTCTTTTTTCTTTTTCTGATTTAAGACAAGTATACAAGTGAGTGCTTGTGTTTCTAAATAAGCATCCTCACTTATCATTTTTGCTACATCAGTGGTTAAGTCTTCTCCATTCTTAGATATTTTCTCTGATAAAGTAACTAAGTCTACCTTATTTCCATCCTCTAACTCTTTTGATAAGTAGGTATATATTCTTTTGTTTTTAGGATCGTTAAATAGCTCAGGGCTCAATAGACTATGATTATTATAAAAGTCCTGAGGATTAAGTATTAATTTACCTATTAATGTTCTCTCTATTTGTTTGTTATCTACTGACATCTGTGTATGTTGGTTTTACATAAGTTGTTTTTACTTGCTCAGACTTGTTTATTACTTCATTTCTCCATGCCTTTTGATATATCCAAGTGGATGGATTTTTTCTATACTGCTTGTCTGGTGTTGATTTTACATAGGAATCTACCATCTTTAGTGCCTCTCTCATATCTACCATAGATAACTTTTTCCATTTTTTAAGGGCATCATCCTTGTTTATTTTTTTATCGTACCTAATCCAAAAGTCTTCAAACATATCCTTTTTCTCTGACAATATCTTCTCGCTAGGTTTTAGTACAATAGTCTCATTAGTCGCATCTCTAAAAGAGTTTGCTATATTTTTAAATACACCCATTGCAAAACTTTCTGTTGGATATACTTCTTTATGCTCTCTTGATGATATATAAAACACTATTGTTTTACCATCTAAATAATACTGGTCTATTTTTGAACTCTCTATAAATGAGTCTTTATTTACTTTTATAAGCATAGTTATAATTTAAAAAAGGGGGCTCTCATGTGCTTGAAATTATGAGAAAACTACACATACCTCTGAGAAAATAATATCTACTTACGAGGAGCACCCCCTTAATTGTTAATTTAATTAAAATGGTAAGTCTTCCTCAACCTTTTCTTTCTTAGGTTCAGGTTTGTAATCATTGATCTTGACATGATGAGTCTTACCATACTCATTTGCCCCATCTCTATTTTTTGCGATTGTAATATTTACATATTTATTACCCTCGTAATCATAGACATGCTCTTTGATTTTCCCTAGGTGGATGGTTGCATTAATGATAGATCCTCCATCATCAAATTTTACTTCTTTACCATTACCACAATAAACAGTTTCCTTTTTTTCTGTCATTTTATATAAATTTTAGTTAATAATTATCTGAATAAATTCGAAAAAGCCCACACTTCATCTACTTTTAGTAACTCTGATATTAATCTAATCTCTTGAGCAGTAAAAGTATCAGGAGCATGTATCTTTTTTGAAATCGTTGGGCGAGAGACACACATGTGGTCTGACAACTCTTGTTGTGTAATCTTTCTCGCTTTAAGTTCTTGTTTTAGATTCATAGTCTTAAATTTAAAGTATTGTTTCTATATAATAATCTGTAATTTCCTTGTCTTGCTTTATAAAGTATTCATTGTATAAGTTAAGCAAGCCCTTGTACTTATCTCTACCAGTGCCTAAAAACTCATCACTACACATATAAATACCTATATCAAATGGCTCTGTCTTTTCTATAACTATAAACCAAAACTCATCTGCCTCAAATCCATCTAAGTAAAAGGCAGATTGTCTATCGTATCCATATTTATTGCAAGAACCTCTAAAGGGATACTCTTTATGATCTTGTGTTGTTTTAATATCAACAATTATTTTTCTACCATTATCATTCTTGATGTAATCTGCTTTACCCTTACAAAGCACACCTGTATCGCTATCTTGCCAGCAATTAACAACCTCTGCCTCTCCATCAGTTAATAGTTCTGCTACTCTAGGTATGGATCGTAGCTTGTTTCTCATTATATTAACATTCCTCATCTCCCCTTGTGTTATTATTGTTTTACCCTCATTCTCTTGTTTAAATTCTTCCCATGCCTTACCTCTCCTTGTTGCTCCCTCATAAGCGATCACATTCTCTTTAAACTTCTCCCTTTCAAGTACGTTACAATGAAATGCTCTACCAAATAATAATGCGTTTGTATCATCTTGTCCATATAGTCTATAATACTCT